CAACCAATATTATTATTCTCTATAATAAGTATCGCATCATTATATTCTGTTGCTATACTTACCAACATATTTCCAAAATCTTTTGTATTTATTTTACCTTTATACTCTGCTACTTGTTCTAAATTATCCACATCAATAACGTGAAAAGCAGAATAGTCTGCACTATCACCTCTACCTACATCAGCACTAACTACATAAGTTTTTGAGTAGTTTGGTGGTTCCCATACCCAACAATTACTATCAATTCCTCGTCTTTCCATTGGGTCTTGAACACATCGTGTTCTTAAATTATCCAATAGTGTTGCGTCAATTACTGAAGTACCAGAAGTTAAAAAGTCACAATCACATTCTTGAGCTGCGTTTCCTATTCCAAGTAATGTATCTTGTTCATCTCTCCAAGCTTGTTCTCTATCGGGATGAACCGTCCAATGTAATTTAATTGTATTGAACATACCACGACCTTCTTCAGCCTCTACCCAAGTTTTGTGGAACCAATTACCCACACCATTTGGTGTTGACAATGCAATACATTGACCACCAGTTGTTAAGGTAGATTGTGCTGCTGTCCATATGTCATCAATCTTATCAATGAATGCCGCCTCATCTAATATCAATAATGATAGAGCTTCTGAACGAGCGGCTTCAGGACCTGATGATACTGCTTTAATCTGTGAACCATTACGATATCTCAGATTTAATTTGTTATCTTCAACACATCGTTGTTTCAACCAACTCGGTAGATTTGCGTGCATAACACGAACTTTCGTTACCAAGTTTTTTGCTACTTCTTGTTTGGTTGCAATTACCAAGATGTTTTTGTCTTGTTGGAAAGTCATCATCCATAAACTATATCCAGCTGTCAATGTTGAAATACCCAACTGACGAGCTTTCAAAATAACATTCATACGATGTTCTTGAAATTCGTTGACTACTTTATCTTGAAAATTATATAATTCAAAAGGTATTTTCCCCCGTATCGGATGTTGTATCATACAATACTTTTTCATAAAATATGCAGGGTCTTGTGCACACTTTACATATTCCTTTTTAATTACATCTTTTAATTGTTCTGCCATTAGTCTACTATCTGACCTGCTAATTTAACTGAAGTAGCAGTTAATGCTACCCCAAATGTAAAGTATAACCATTTGTTTTCATACCATTTAGGTCTGACAAGTTTTACTTTCTGTTCAAGTAGTTTATTAGTGTCTTTTAGTAGAGTAAGTTGTGTTGTTTTGTTTGCTATCAACATAGAATCTATTGCTGCGGTTGCTTCCAATCTTTTTACCATAGCTTCATAATCAGCAACTAACGATACATTTAAACTATCTTTTAGTTCTAATTCTTTGATTGCATTGGTAAATCCTAACACTTGGTCTTCCGTGAAAGAATAAGTCTTAGGTTCTTGGACATCTTGTGCGAACAAAAGTCCTACGAATAGTATGTATATAATATATCTCATATATATAAATATATACTATTTAGAAAACTTCTTCAAAAATTTTACTGCGTCATCAGCATTATCTTCTTTTACTGCTTCTGATGCCTTTTCGATTTGTTTCTTAGTAGTGGTTACTTTTCTTTTTAATTTAGCTACTTCTTTTTTGTTAACTTTCTTCTTTGCTTCAAGAACTTTTACTTCTTTTTCAAGTTCTTTAACTTCATTATCTTTAACTTTGATTGCTTTATCAAGTTCTTTGACTTCTTTCTTTTGATTACCACCAAAGAATAGATTCATTATCATCTGTATAATGTTACCCATTATTGTGCTCCTGTTAGTTGTTGTTCTGCTTTTTCTACGATTTCTCTTTTTTCTCGTATAAAATCTCTTGCTTCTTGAATAGTTTCTTCAAATTTTTCTTTACCCATTTCCCATTTGTCTGCTTCTAACATTGGTGTATTTACACCGACATTATTATACCATTCTTTTTTACCGCCTGTTTTTTCAAAGTCTGTTATGCTTTGTTCTAAATCTTTTAATTGTGATTTTTGATTTTCTAACATTTTCTTTTCTGCCCATTCATCAAATTCACCCTTGACTCTTAACTTATTTTCATACTCTACTTGACAATCAAAACAATGTCCCATCATTCTCCAAAACTTATCGTCAAGTTTTTTCTTCATTGCTTTTTTACATTCGGGACAAAACCAAGGCATTCTTACCGATGCCATAATATCAGTCAATTCTGATTTTCTTGTTTTACCACCTTCATTTTTCTGTGCTTCGGGTGTATATCCAACTATCGACCTCTTTTCTACTTCTTCACCTCTTAGAATAGCACTTAGTGCTTTATTCTCTCTTTCTGCGTCTTTTGACTTACCTGCCATAACCTATCTCCTTAAAATCTTAAACTACCTAATATTTGGTTGATTGGTGCAAATGCTCCTGTGAATTTGTATATATTACCTTTGTATTTAAATACAAGTCCTTCCGACGGTACAATTGCACTCGTTCCACCAATAGCTTCTAATTTCTCTATTTGTATTTTTAATTTATTTAATTTTTCTACATTATCAGGTTTTTGTAAATCCTTTAATGCACTTAACATATCTTGTCTAATTTTTTGAACTGCTGCCTTTGGTGATACTGCCAAAAACCCTGATATGTTTTTTAATATTTCTGCTCCTACTTGGAAGAATAATATCTCAAATGGTTTAATGTTTTGTTTGAACATTTTAACGTGGTCGAGTTTGTCAGTATCTAAAATCCATTTTAAGAATTCTGGTCTATCTTCAAAATCTTTTTTCATTTGTGGTATTGCATAACTTTTATCAAAGTATGCCCAACGATTAGTTAGATTTACTAACTCATTTGGCTTTATGTTAGCTTTAAATTGTTTTCCTGCATTAAAAATATATTCTCTCCAATATGATTCGTGATATTGACCTAATCTATCTGAATCTTTTAATCCATATTGAGATTGTAGTTTATTTAATCTACCTAAAAACGCTGATTTCTTTTTACTGAAATCTTGAACTTTACTCATCTTTAAAAAATTAGGTCTACTAATTTTAAATGTTTTTTGTATATTTTGATTTATTTGTTTTATCATACCTTGTAACATACGAGCTGATTCTTTTGAGTATCCTTTTGCTCTACCTGTTCTATCGTATTCGGTAGTTCCGTGAAATACTATTTCAGCTACATCGTAGTCTATTATATTGCTTGTTTGTGGATATATAACCTCTAAATTCATCCATTTGGTTCCATTACCAAATACCTTTTTCTTTTGTGCATTAGATAAACCACCTATTGATTTTTCTAAATCTCTCATCGCACCTACAAATGCTTTTTTAATATTTCCTCTACCACTAAACATATTAGCGATACCTGCGGTTGTTGGTGCAGTTTTACCACCATTTTTCAGATGACCTTTATTTCTTGCTGCTTTTAACTTTCCGTCTACCCAACTTACCATTAGGTTTTGTCCGTCAAGCTTTTCAGACACTTTATCTTCACGATTAAGTTTCCCTGCTAATCCATTAATAACTATGTTCTTCAAATCTGAAAACATCAAATTATTATCATCAAATGGATGATTCATATGTCCATATGCTCCACCTTCTATTAATAAGTTGACTTCTTGCTGAAATTCTTCTTGAATCTTCTTAATGTGTCCAACACCCCCTTTTACATCATCTTTTTTAAATAATGGTGAGTCTTGAATATTAACTGATTTTTCTCCGAAGAACTTAACTATTTCCCAATTCAAATTACTTAAATTCTTTATCATTAGTTCTTTATATTTGGGAAATGGATTGTCTACTGAATCAGTATTTTTTCTATTCTGATTAATTGTTTTTCCATATGTTACGGTTTTTGCTCTATCTTGTTCATAGTCATCTGCTTCAATTGTAAATGCCATATCCAACGAGTCTCTGATTGGAAATCCTATAACTTCCCAACCTAATATTTCTGCGTGTTGTGGTGTGATTCTAAAATAGTCATCTAATGAACCAAAGAAATCATACATACCCTCATCTGACATATCACTTGCGTTTACGCTTGTTCCAAAACCACTAACTTCCTTTATAATTTTTTTTATATGTGGTTGTTGGATAAATTCAAATAACTTTTTAAATTTATTTGTCATCATAGTGTAAACACCTTTATCAAAGTATCCAAATGTTTGTTTAAATATTTTTTCTCTTTTCTTTTCATCAATTTTTGGACTACCTAATAAATTTCTGATTTCTGTTCCACTTGATATACCACTAACTTTTACAGTTGGTGCAGTATAAATGTATCCGTGTTCTTCAAATCCTTTTAAATTGTTGGCATTTGATTTTAAGTCTTGATAATAAGTTAATCCACCTGATTTCTTTTTACCACCTTTTAATCTACCGGCGTCCTTTGCACCAAATACATAAACTACTGCTGTGGTATCTTTATTAAATTTTCTCAATAAGTTATTTGCTACATAAGGAACTTTTTCTTTAATGATACGATTTTTTGGAATACCCATTTTTACCATATGACGAATTTTTTCATTATAATTCATAGGATGTCTTGGTGGTTGTTTTATATCTGATGTTGTAATGTATACTTCACCAAACTTACTTTGTAGTGCGTCGAATACTTTTTTGTGATGTGGGCCGAATGGTTGGAAACGACCTGGATAAATTGCGATTACTTTTTTAACCTTTGATTTTTGTTCGTTTACTTTTTTACTCGTATCGGTTTTCATAAATGGGCCTCTACGAAGTTCTTTAAATGTTACTTCGACTTGTTGTCCGAATAATTTTTTAGGTGTTAAAATTCTTAACAAAACTTTTTCTGTTTTGTTGTCAACTTTTTTAACTTCCATATCTATTTCTTTATATTTTTTGCCTTTATACGGTAGATTAAATCCTGTAATGTTTTTATGAACTTTTCTACCTGATACTGCTCCTTTTGCTCTTTCATCAATTTTTTTGTATCCACTACCATAAGGAACTGATGTATTGCCTTTCTTTTTCATTTTCTTAACCATCTTACGACTTGGTGAAGGAACGTCTCCTGCTCCTAATCCAAAGAATGATTCATCTT